GAAATGTAATCTTTATAATAAGAAACAACTTTATTTTGCGTATTCAATATCGAATTCGTCCAGATATCAAAGAAACGTTTTATCTCAAAATTGTTGTCAATGTAGAACGACATTGAGACATTGCTATAAAGTCTTTTATAGTAAAATTCTCTAGTTTCACCATCGATCCTCTGTTCTGTTGTTGATATGACCTGACCTGGAAGCGAAGTCGATTCACAAAATAGAGTGATCAATCGACCAGAATTCATAAGGCTAGTCATTACGATAGGCGTCGCGATAGTTACCCGATATCGATTGGTTTTAGCTAATCCGGTAGATTTTACTTTTGAAATGAATTCATTTAACATTTGCATTAACCGTTAGATTTTGTTCATGGAGTCTTGCCAAACTTGTTGCTCACGAGCACCCTGAAACTGACTGACTGGAAGAAGGATTGCTGTAGCCCAGTTATCGGAATCAACTTTCTTAAACTGAGATTTTACGTGATCATCAAGATAGTGTTTCACACAAGCCTTTGCTGGTGAATACTTGGCGGCTGCCGAAATCGTCTTCCAAGAAAATTGAAGTTTTGTTTTATCGTCTAGTCTAGTATCAGTTTTGAAATCCATTAAAGCGTCCAAAAGTTGGGCTCGGAGATGGTATGGAAGATAGTGGAGATTGAGACCTAAGAATCCACCTTTAACTTTAGAAAAAGGAAAGACTAACGGAAACTTATCCCAGTAAGGCAGGGTGTCTTTATGTTTCGCGTCATAATAGAACATATACATCTCACCTGGGGTGACAACCGGGCGATTCTGGGAGGCTCCGGTACGCATTAGATAGTATGCTTGGACACGACCCTGTGACTTTATTAATCTGGCTTCTTGTTCGAACCAAGCCTGAGACTGCCTGACCATCTTGGCAAGGTCATATTGGTTTTTGGTGAAAATTTGAGCGTATGTACTCATTGATTCAAAGTCCTAGTTCTTTTTCCGTGATGATAATGAAATGCCATCCACGATCAGCACAGTACTGGCGAGCGGCTTCCCATTTTGATTGATTCTTTATATATGTGAAAGACTCTTGAAGATATCGTCGAGATTTTCTAGTTGGCTCTTTTGGGGGAAGAGTTTCCTTATACGGCTTTACTTCTACCAAGTATGTTTTTATATCACCTGAGGCTGTTTTAATCTTAATGCGGAAATCACAAAAATATCGATGGATTTTTCCATCAGTTCCGCAGCGGTACGGAATAATAGTTTCCTCTGACGAGTATTCAAGAACGGCTGGGTTCATATCACACCAACGAAGAAAACGAAATTCCCAAGATGATCTCCAAATGATATTGGAGATGTCACCTCGGTATTTGTGTTTATTGATGGGAGTATAACGTCCTTGATGATACTTGGTCATAGGATTTAAATTTCCTTCATTATGAATTATTTATTCATTTTTGACAAATTTGATTTTACAAGGTTTACAACTGATGTTATAATGGTTCTCTGTATGACAAATCCATAAAAGAATCTAGATTATTACTAGATTAGATCTAGAGAAAAGATTACTAAAAAATACTAGATAGTGAAACCAACGCGCAGCGTTGCCAAGGTATAGAATAAGAAAAGAACCAAACCTGATACAGTCAATTCCTCATAAGACAGAATAAATAGAACTAACAAATGTCTTATAGAAGAATCCAACTATGGCTGCAGGCGATAATCCACTCTACAATTATAAACCAAGGTCAGGGGAACTAGGTTCTCCAACTTGGTTCCAGTCTGATTCTTATACTGTTAAGAATCTCATGTATCCAGATGACTTAATGAGTTCCACCAATAATCAATATGGTGGAAACTATGTCATTTTCTATATCAATGTTCACGAGGACTCGTATTTATTCAAAGGCTCTGAAGCCGCTAAGAATCGTGTTGCAAATGATGATATTCCACCTAACTTGCGAGGTGAAGTCTCTGGTAGATTTACATCTGGTGAAATTGTTGGCGCGGCTGGTATTGCCGGTGCATTTGGTGGTGCTAATGTTGCAAGAAGCGCCATTGGGATATCTGGTACGGATGTTATAAAAAAGGTCACCGGAATTGATCCATCCAAAATATTTGGATTAGAAACTACTGCCAATTTTACTACCGGTGCTCTTGTTACTGGGGCTGCTATCACGGCCCTCGGTGGTGTCGCTAATAAGTATAAGAGAATGGAATCCGCGATTGCTCTCCATGTTCCAACAGATCTGGGTATCCGATATAGCGCTAATTGGTCAGAAACCGATATGGCTGGCATGATAGCCGCGGCAACCATTTCCGAGAGTATTTCTAATGCCGCCGGTGAATTGGTTAAGAGTAATATTAGTCAATCTGCTACAGATATCGGTAACGCAGGCGGGGCTGGCATTAACTATTTTGTTGGACGGGGTCTTCAGACCCAAGGCATTGGTGAGTTTGTTGGTAAAGTATCTGGCACTGCAGCTAACCCAAAGAAAGAACAATTGTTCCGCAACGTCGATTTCAGAACCTTCTCATTTAGCTATCAATTCTTTCCCAGATCAAAGGAAGAAGCTCAGAAAGTTCAAGCCATCATCAAGACGTTTAAGCTACACATGCATCCTGAATTCAAAGATGCTAGTAACTTCTTATATACGTACCCATCCGAGTTTGATATCTATTACTATCAGAATGGGCAAGAGAATATGAATATTCATCGTCATACATCCTGTGTATTGACGGATATGAGTGTTAGTTATACGCCAATGGGTATTCTGTCAACGTTTGAAGATGGCATGCCGACTCAAATCAATGTCCAGCTTCAATTCAAAGAACTCGCTCTACTCCACAAAAAAGCTATTGCAGATGGGTATTAAGAATGTATTTCCAAAATTTTCCAGCAATCTATTATGAGTATGAAATTGGTGGCAAGAAGGTCCTTCGAACCGTAACCGATATCACTCAGAACATCAGAGTTGTTTCTTCAATTCTCGATAGCATTACTTTATATGATGAATATGATATCATGGATGGTGAGACACCCGAAATTATTTCAAATAAGATCTATGGGTCTCCATTATATCATTGGGTAATCGTTATTACCAATCAGCGATTTAACTATCTTGAAGATTGGCCGATGACAACCGACCAGCTTGAGACATATATCAAAGACAAGTATGGTGATCAGATGTATGCAACTCGATACTATGTGAATTCTAATGGGTATATCGTCAATTCGACAGAGCCGATGGCAACCCCAGTTAGCAATTATGAACATGAACAACAGATTAATGAAAGTAAAAGGCGAATTAAGATCATCTCGCCAAATCTATTGAATAGAATTCTAATCCAATTTAACGATTTGATCTAACATGTCTAATGTTGAAAAGCTCTCCTTTGCTGGCGATGTTCAAATACGTGATATAACAATTATCACAACGACGGGTTTCGCTGTTACTATTACCCCACAGGTCGCAACAATTGAGATCTATGAAGATCTATTCTCTCCGTTTATTACCGGCAAAATGGTCATTCGTGATTCTCAGGAACTCACCAATTTGCTGCCGCTAGTCGGGGAAGAGATTATTCGGATTGATATTGGAACACCAACCATACCCTCTAAAGATTCATATCGCGGCGAGTTTTATGTCTATAAAATGGATGATAGAATCAAACTAGCCGAACGAGAGCTGGCATATGTTCTCCATTTTACATCAAAAGAATGTATCATTGATGTCAATAAGAAAATATCAAAGGCTTATTCCGGTAAAATCTCAGAGATTGCTAATAAGATTCTGACTGATGATCTAGAAACAAAGAAACAACTGAACATCGAAGAAACTAAGAACGTAACGAAATATATTTCCAACTTCTGGTCGATTGCTAGAAACTTACAGTATCTTTGTGACAACGCCTTGAATATAAATGATTCGCCGACATATGTATTTTTTGAAAATAAATATGGTCTAAACTTCGTATCACTAGATGCTCTTTATAGTAGTGATAATCCGGTCTTCCAGAAGTTCATCTGGGACAACTATACCGCCGAGATGAAGGGTGCTACAAGGGACTTGGACAAGGACTACCAGCGTATTCTGGAGATTCGCACACCAGAGGTTTTTAACTATCTGGAAAGGTTGAAGTCTGGCATGTATGGATCAGAGATGATTGCATTTGATCTATTGACAAAGCAATACATGCACGTCCAATATCAGCCAAATTTCTCTGAAACAAAACACTTGAATGAACGCCCGCTTTGGTCATCGAATGCTATTAGTCGGCCCAGAGCCACTTTGATTCAAGATCATCGGTATTATAACAACTTTGATGGGTTTGACGACGTTACTAATTCAAAGAGTCTTCAGAAGAGAACTAGTTTAATGACTCAAGCTGAAGCCTTTAAACTCGAAATAGTTGTGTTTGGTCGTACTGATTATTCCGTCGGTCAAAAAGTATACGTGGAATTGCCAAAGAATACTCAGATCAAAAAAGAAGATCTGAACTGGCAAGATAAAGTTTATTCTGGTAACTATCTAATTGCCGCAATCTGCCATAGGATCACTAGAACTCGTCATGAGTGTATCATGGAACTTATTAAAGATTCATATGGAGTTAATTTAGATGCTCCCAAGTAATGGTCAATTTTTTATTGGTGTAGTTGAGGATCGTAATGATCCAATGAAACTCGGTCGTTGCAAGGTTCGCGTAGTCGGCTTGCACACCCATGATAAAACTATTCTACCGACAAGTGATTTACCTTGGTCAATGTTGATGCAACCGATCACCGGAGCGGCGGTCGCTGGCATTGGTTCATCCAGTGTTGGCCCCGTCGAAGGTACAACAGTCGTCGTGATTTTTCATGATTATCCGGACTGTCAGCAGCCAATCATGATCGGAGCAATTGGGGGATTACCTCAAGCAGAGCCGGTACTGATCGGCCAGTTTAACGATTCACCGATATTCAAAGATAATATCACTCCTCAAGGGCGAGTTGCTCCAACTACGGCAGAGGCAGCAACTGCTAACCAGATTGGTCCAATCACCGGAGGGCAAAACCCATATCTTTCCAGCTTGGTTGATCAGGGTGTTAATGCTACGAGCTCAACGGCATTAGGTGTTATTCAAAACGTTATTGGTGGGTCAGCAACCGCTATTGAGCATGTCGGTATGCTTGGAGGTACTATTGGTGGATTAGGTAGTACGTATGGTGTTGCTAATAGTGCATTTGAATCATTACTGCTTCAAAATGGTGATGTCGATCGGGCCGTATCTCAATTCACTTCCATAATGACATCTGGTTCTATCGGTCAAGCTATCGGTCCGGTATTATCAAATTCAACAACTCTTCTGAATGCTTTATCATCTGTTGGATTATCTAGTGTTCAGAAGGCTTTTTTAAACACCAATAAGCTTATCGAGCCAGGCATTGAAGGATTAGTTAGTTACGCCACACAGGGTTTGGGGCAATACCCGGAGATCACTCAAGCCGCGCAGCTTGTATCAAGCGTTCTTCGAAGTGGTGATAGTCAGGTTGGGCTTCAGAATGTCACTAATATCGTTGTTAATGAAATTTTTACTAATATTCTATCAACCCCGATATCAGTCATTGAGCCTAGTATCTCTGCCCCAATAGCAGAGACATCGCCAGAAATTACTATCATCCAATCAACACCTGTAGCAGAAATCGATTCACGCGCGTTTGAAGAAGCTGGTATAGCAGAAGGTTCAACAAAACCAATTTATGGCGCTTTTGGCGGGCCAAATTCATCTGGTGCGTCGGCTATGATTGCTCCACCAACCATCGATATGAGTCGATATTCTGGTGGTTCTCAGAATGCCGTTAAAACTACACCACCATTAACTTGGAGAGGTGATCGAAATAAAGCCAAACAGGGCATTCAGGCTCTGTTAAAAGCTTGTGATAAGTATGGATTTACGACCAATGAACAAAAAGCGGCTTTGCTCGGAATAGTTGGTGGTGAATGTGGATGGATACCGCAAGCTGAAAGTGCTCAATATTCTAGCCCAGATCGACTGTGTCAAATCTTTGCTTCAACTTTCAAGGGTGATCTAAATTTAGCCAGTCAGTATTGTAACTGGGTTAGAGGTAACAAAGGTACGGCCTCTCAATTCTTTGATTTTGTCTATGATCCATCTAATAATGGCCGTCAGTTGGGCAATAGTCAACCCGGTGATGGTGGAAAATATTACGGCCGAGGCTTCATTCAGTTAACCGGACGAGCCAATTACGAGCGTTATGCTAAGATGTCTGGGATTGATATTTTAAACAATCCAGATATTCTTAATACTGACATGGAGAAAAGCGCTGAGATTGCAGTTCTATATCTAAAGGACAGAACTAAGCATGCTACTCCAACCGCTCATCCAGGTTTCTTCTATGCAGCAAAGAGAGCCGTTGGTAATAACTCGCCTGACATAGCCGCTAGAAAGCTCGAATATTATGAGCACTTTTATGGTCTTCAAGCACCTGAGACGTTTGGATACGCAGAAAAATTAGCCGGCAATGCCGAACCACCATATTCGTATAACGGCGTTTTAGCGGGATCCTCTCAAGGTCTTCCATCTACCATCGGTTTCAAGGACCCAAATAACAAATATCCGCTTAAGCGATATGTTAATGAGCCAGATACAAATAGATTGGCTCGTGGTGTGGCAAAAGAAACAATTGTTATGCTTAAGGATTCCAAGCGAACAATTAATATTCCAATGGCTCTAGATCAAGGTAATTTTAGTCAACCCCAGGTGCCATATGGAGCTCAGTATCCATATAATAAGGTTATGGAAACCGAATCTGGTCATGTTCAGGAGTTTGATGACACACCTGGATACGAGCGAATCCACACATATCATCGTTCTGGCACATTTCAAGAGATTGATGCAAATGGCACAGAAGTACGTAAGATCGTTGGGGACGGTTATATTATTATCGATCGCAATGGTTATATTGCCATTGACGGTGAATGCGCTATAACAGTCGGAGGCAACGTTAGCATTTACTGTAGATCAGACGCAAATATCGAGGTAGCTGGTTCCGCCGAGATGAAAGTTGGTGGTAATTTTGATATTGGCGTAGCTCGTGATATGAATATCGCTGTAGAAGGAAATTTCTCTGTCTGGGCCAATGGATCAATGAATCTTCAGGCAGCAAAGAAAGGTCATATTCTTTCCAACGATAATCTGCACGTAGCTTCAGCCAAAGAAATTCATGTCAAGTCTAGCACAGATATGTTCATCGAATCATCGGGAAAAACCAATACAAAAATCGGCGCGGATCATATCATGACTATCGGTGGCGGATATGATCTGCAAACCGGCTCTATTATGAATATGAAAATTGGTAATGATCTTAATATTGACGCATCACCACAAATTTATCAGAACTCTGGCCGAGCCAATCCGGCCGCTGCCACATCAGCGGTTAAGGCATTAATTCATGGTATGACACCACCAGCGCTTGGTACACCATTATATCCAAACATTGAACGAATGTCTTCACCGGTTCTAGCTGGAGAGGAAAACTTTATGTATGAACTGCCGAGTGATGGCACCAACCAATCCAGTAAATCTTATATTCAACAAACTATAGCTCAAGAAGGTAAATCTAATACGTACGTTGGAGATAAAACATCGGCCAGCGGTGGTGGCGGTTCAATTGTCCCAAGCAAGAATCAAGAGATCATTCTAGCCACAGATAATTTTACAGCTGATTTCCGTCTATCAGAACATTTTACACTTGGTATGATGTTTGATGGTGGATTTAACGTTCGTCACCGACTTGTCGATCAGAATGGTTTGACTAAGCAACAAATCGTCGCTAACTTGGCGGCCCTCTGCGAGAATATCCTTGAGAAATATCTAACAGTTCTACCTGGTGGAATCCATGGGTTGGGCAAACGATGGAAAATCAATTCGGGTTATCGAATGGGTGTTAGCAATAGTGACCATGCTAAAGGTCGAGCTGTTGATATTGGATTGATTGGTGGGCCTGAACGTAAAGCGCTACATCATGAACTCATCCAACAGTTAGATAAATTGGTTCCATATGATCAGTTGATCCTGGAGTATCGTGGACCATCTTCAACATGGATTCATACTGGTTTCCGTGGTACGGGTGGTGAGACGTTTGGTGGCGGAACCAACCGTAAAATGGCATTTACCATGAACAACGATGTCCAGATAGGGAGTGGATTCATCCTGCTGGGATGATAAATACTTAAAAGAGAGGATTGAATGTCAAGTCAAAAACAAGGTAAAGTTGGCTCTATAGGTATAGGCACTTGTCCATGTCATAGTGGATCGGTTAATTATACAACCGTGATAGCCGATGGGGCCGAAACTGTGATATCTGAGGGCGTGCAGACAGCAATTGTCACATCAATGGGCATCGCGTCGTGCGGACATCCAACAATTGCTACAACTGGGTCTTCTACGGTATTTCATGAAAATCAACCAGCGCATCGTGTTGGGGACTTGGGTCAAAATTGCGGTCTATATACTTTAGTAACAGGATGCGATACTATTAATGTTGGTTAAAATCTATGACAGAACAAGAATATAAGCAATCGTTAAATCTTATTCAAAATTCAGTATTTACTAACATACCATTACAGTGGGTAGAATCATTTCAACCCGGCATTGGTCAGATCATTGCAAATATTGAGCGAGAAGTTGTCGAATGGGCAGACCTAAATAAACCCATTTGGGATTCTGACCCGGCGCAATCCGGCACATATAACGCCGTAAAAAACGAATTATTGGTTTTTGCTCAAAACTTACAAAAATATAAAGATGATCCAGCTAGATCAGAAGTAATTTATGATTTTATTAATGCGGCCAGATCACTTTATTCATTTAATAAAAATTATGGTCTTGATGCAACACCGCTAACTAATGCGGCAAATCCATTTAAGTTGTCCGTAGTTTCATCTCGGGTCACTTCATTTGGATATATGCATTTTAAAAGCTTATCAAATCTAGTTAAGTTTAATGAGGATCTATTGGCGTCAATTGACGACGAGAAAATCCAATTGAAGGGATATACAAAAACTGTTCTTGAACCGGTTCGTGAAAAATTATATAAACTGATTACCGAAGACCCAGAATTCAAAAACTTATTGGATGAATTGGGGTTTGGGGATGTCGATGATTTTATTCAATCATTCGCCCCAAATACGGGGGCACTAGAATCATTAACGGATGAATTCTTTTCAAACTTCAATACGTTTGTTGGAAACATTTCCACTAGATTAGACACCGAAAGACAGACAACAGATCTAGCAATCGCCGATGCTAGAGCGGACGCTCAAGAAAGCATTGATGAAGCTCTCGAGCGGGTTGATAAACTAGTCACAGATCTATCAACTTATCAAACTGGTGTTAATACGCAGATTCAATCCATTCAATCCGCGTATGAGTCGCTGAATAGTACAGTTCAATCAAATGTATCTAGAATTGGCGCAACTGAGGCAGCCATTATCCAGGAAGCAACTACTAGAGCCGATGGATTTGTCGCGACCGCTTCTCAGATTAATGCCATTGTTTCAAGAATCGATGATGTTGATGCATCAATTATTCAAGAGGCAAATACTAGAGCATCAGAAGACGCCGCAACTGTTGATAGAATTGATCAATTGGTCACACGAGTAGATGATAACGCTGCGGCAATCGTTAATGAACAAAATGCTAGAACAACTGCCCTATTGGCAGAGGCAACCGCTAGAGAAACATTGGCAGCTCAGTTAAAAACGGATGGTGAGTTATATGCATCTGGATTAGTGACTTCAGAGGCTAATGTAAGGGCCTCACAAGATGAAATCCTTGGTGAAAGAATTGATCTGGTATCGGCCGAAGTTGGTGGAATTTCTACAGCAATTCTCAATGAACAGACGGCTAGAATTACGGGCGACGAGGCTGAGGCAACATCTAGAAAAGCCCTGTCAACCAAATTGTTTGGCACCGATGTAATCGATGGTATCACAGTTGACACATTAACCAGCGGATTTTTATATGATCAACAGCAATCCGTCATAACACAGATAGAATCCGCTGTGACTAATGTAATTGGTCAGATTGCACAAATTGAAACCGATTTGACCAACACGAAAGCTGATTTACTAACGGAAACTACTACGCGTGTTAATGAATATGGTGCTATCGCGACATCAGTGACAGCGTTATCAACAGAATTTAATAATCAAAAGGCAACATTAGATTCATTAAATTCTATTGTTAGTGGACCAGATGGTATTACAACTCAATGGGGCATTAAATCCGATATTAACGGATATATTACTGGCGTTGGCTTAATATCGAGTTCAAAATACGGCACACCGACGTCACAATTCATTGTTTACGCCGATCAATTTGCATTGGTGACCCCTGGTGTAAATGGTGGTCAGCCGACGCTACCGTTCTTTGTTGGTAGTGAGCAGGGGTATTTAGAATTATCTAATACTGTTAAAAGCAATTGGAATAATATCACTGGGTCAAATAAACCAGCTGATAACGCGACGCGCAACGTCTTCCGAGGTGACTGGGTAACATCAACCAGCTATGCAGTGGGCGACATCGTGCTCCAGAACGGCAACGGGTGGTCCTGCATCCTGGCGCACGCTTCGACCAGCGGCAACCAGCCGCCTACGTCGGGCAGCGGAAACACCTGGTGGACGCTCTATGCGGTCAAGGGCAGCGATGGCGCTCAGGGCTTGCACGCGCTGACCATGCTTGTGCCCAACAATGCTCACACGCTCCCGGCTGCCTCTGACGGGGTGGTGGCGTCCTATACCGGCTCAGGCACTGCGATCCAGATTTTTGAAGGTACGACGGCATTGTCTGCCGTATCGAGCATCACCGCGAACGGACAGTTCACGGTTGGCATGCCGACACAGGTGCCCGTCTCTACGATCACCGTAGGTGCACGGTCTTACGCAGGCACCACCGCAACGGTTGCGCAGCACTCGGCCATG